CTACCAGAAGATGATCTTGATGAGGCTACAGACATTACGTTTGAGCTTGAAGAGACTGAACCTGAAGGTCAGGAAACTGACTCCGAATCATCCACGGATACTGAGGAAGCTCAGGAAAAATCTACTAAACCTGTTTTTGACGAGGCTCAACAAGAAGCTTTTGATAAAGCTATAGGCAAGAAAGTCTTCCAAATTTCTGAAAAGGATAGGGAGATTCAAGGCCTAAATGCCAGAATCAAAGCTCTTGAAGAAAGCGCCCCGAAAGAACAGAGGCCTGTTATACCGCCAACGCCTGACCCTTATCAGTTAAGCGATCAGGAGTTCAGGAGAAAGGCTGGTGAGCGTGATCAGGCAATAGCAAAACAAGCTGCTTATGATTCTCAGCAAGAGTCGTTACAACAACAACAAATGCTGGCTCAGAAGCAGGAGCAAGAACAGTATGTAGCTAAACAGAACGAGAAGATTAACTCTTATTCTAAAAAAGCTGCTGCTTTGGGTATTACGCCAGAGGAATTGCAAGTTGCGGGTAACACTGTGGCTGGCTTTGGTGTATCGCAGGAACTTGTCGATTACATTTTAGATGATGAGATGGGTCCAGCGATTACCATGTACCTCAGTAAGAATGCTGTTGAACTTGACAACATTCGCAGTATGTCTCCAATGCAGGCTGCTGTTAGGATAGAAAATCAGATTCGGGCTGAAGCTGCAAAACTTAAACCTAAAGTAAGTGCGGCTCCTCCTCCGGTTGATACGCCACAGGGTGCTGGTTCAGCGCCTAAAGCTAGAGGCCCAGTAGGAGCAACCTTTGAATGAATGAGGTGGCCCAATGGCTAATAACTTATCGAGTAACATTACTCGGAAAGTGGCAAGAGTATTTTTAGATGCTTTTGAAGCTTCTCGCGTAGTTACTAAAACCGTTGACACTCAGCTCTTGAGTGGCAAATTTAATCCTTCCACTGGTAGTAATGTAGACTTCAAACGTCCACACGACTACAACTCAATTCGTACAGCAGGCGGTGACATATCTGGCGCAGCTAAGTCTGACATCATTGCAGGCAAGGCAACTGGTACGGTTCAGAACTACTTTACTGTTTCCACTTCTTGGAGCAACATTGAAGAAGCTCTAGAACTTGACCAGCTAGACCAGATATTGGCTCCTGCTGCTAGGCGTATTGTTACTGATCTGGAAACAGACCTCAGTGGATACATGATGAAAAACTCTTCACTCCGTTATGGTACTCATGGTGTCTTTGCTGACGCTTGGACTGACGTAGCTGGTGCTGGAGCGTTATTGGATAGCATAGGCGTACCAGCATCTGCTGATAAGTTTTATGTTATGAATCCTTTCACAGCTACTAAACTAGCAAGCGTTCAAAATGGCCTGAGTGCTGCTGATAGTTTAGTTCGCACAGCTTGGGAAAACTCTCAAATCTCTGCCAACTTTGGTGGACTTAGAGCGTTAACTTCTCAGAGCTTAAACACTTTTACCTCTGGCACAGGCGTTGACAGAGCTGGTACGTTGAGTGCTGCTCCTGATGCAACTTATGTCACAGCAAAAGACACTATGACTCAAACCCTAGCGGTAACAGCTCTACAAGCCAATATGGTTGTTAAGGCTGGAGACATGGTTAAGATTGCTGACGTTAATCGTTTAAATCTTGATAGCAAGACTGCGATGATTAATGAGAGTGGTGCTGCTGTAGAGTGGACAGGTGTTGTTACTGCTGACGTTACTCTTGATGGTTCTGGTGCTGGTAACCTAGTTGTTGCTGGTCCTGCTATCTATGAGGCTGCTGGACAGTACAATACTGTAGACGCTGCTCCTGCTAACGGAGCTGTTGTTACTGTACTTAGCGCATCTGCAACTATGTATCAACCAAACTTGTTCTACATGAAGCAAGCTTTTGGCATAGGTACTGTTAAGTTGCCTAAGCTTTACTCAACCGACACTATTGCTACTACTTCTGATGGTATGTCTATCAGAGTTAGTAAGTATGCTGACGGTGATGCCAATACCCAGAAGATTCGTTTTGACTTGTTGCCAGCTTATGCAACATTCAATCCGTTTATGGCGGGTCATGGTTTCGGAGTATAAGAACCTCTCCAAAGACGATGGGAGCTTCGGCTCCCTGAATCTTTTATAAAAGGATCAAGTTATGCCAAACGTAGGTGGAAAAAAGTTTGCTTATACTCCTGCTGGGAGAGCTGCGGCTGCTCAAGAAATGAAAAAAATGCCTAAAAAGAAAAAGAAAAAAATAAACGCTGGAGCAACATACGAATAATGGCAAGACCAGCTAAAGGTAAAGCAAGAGTTAAAGTAACTGCTAGTGGACGCAGAGTGTCATTTGGACAGGCTGGACGAGCTAGTGATGGCGGTCCCAGAGTTAGAGCTGGTACTAAAAAAGGCGATGGGTATTGTGCAAGAAGTAATGCTCAAATGAAAAAGTTTCCTAAAGCAGCAAGAGACCCAAATAGTCCTTTGCGATTATCTAGAAAAAGATGGAGATGCAAAGGAACAAGGTCAGCGACAGGAGCTACGTTTGAATAATGGCGGGACTATACGAAAATATTCACAAAAAGAGAAAACGTATTAAGAGACAAAAGGCTGCTGGCAAAACTCCAGAAAGAATGAGAAAGCCAAATTCTAAAGGAGCGCCTACAGCAAAAGCTTTTAAGAGAAGTGCATTAACTGCTAAGGGAGCGACATACGAATAATGGCTACTGTAGCGCAAGTTGCTAAAGCATCATTACAACGAATCTTAGTTCAGGCTAGTGAGGCTCCGTTAGAAGCAGACGAGTACGCTGACTTCATTTTTGCTATGAACAATTACATGGGAGAACTTGATGCTCAGGGCGTTAAGTTAGGTTTTACTACTGTTTCCGGTCTAGGTGATGAAGTTACGATTCCCACAGGCGCTCTGAGAGGCGTTATTGCTAACCTAGCTATAGAAGTAGCCCCAGATTATAACGGTATAGTGTCGCAAGGCCTTGTAAAAGCTGCAAAAGAAGGCATGAATACAATGCGCCTTATAGGACAAACTATAACAAAAAGCGAAATGCCTTCCACATTACCGCTAGGCTCAGGTAATGAGGGTGACCTGTCAGGCATCTCTGGACATTTCTATCCAGACTCAGAAGCAGATATTTTGGCAGAAACAACTGGAGCAATAGCTTTGGAGCAAAATACAAATGGATAGATCGCAAGGTAGAAAAAAATCAGATTTTGTTGCAAAGACATCTGTAGATGCTGGCGCATACATAGATTACTTTGTTAACGGCACAAACTATAAAATTTTATACACAAACTTTCTTAGCGGTCTTGGTGTTACTGGAACGATAGTTTCAGAAGGCGATGCTTCTGGAATTGCTGTTTTAAATGTAGATGGAACTGTTAATAAAATTAGAAACATAGAAAACGGGTCAGGTATCATAGCTAGTGTGTCAGCTAACGGTGGTGTAAAGCTACAACAAAACTTTACAGCAGATACTACTGGCGAACCTATACTGCGAAACATAACAGACGATACACCAGACATAGTTTCTTTGGTTGCTGGCGATGGAATAACTATAGCTAGGACTGACAATTATCTTACAATATCCGAAACAGCAAACGTAAGCCTAAATGGATTGTTAAGCATTCAGGGTAACAGCACAGCAACAACAATAGCTGGCGCTGGAACGTCTGTGCTAGTAGCTGGAACGTGGGTAGTACAAAAGAGCAACATAGGATCATCCACTACAGGAGGCAGGATAACTTACACTGGCTCTACGACTCAGGAAGTAAGAATAGACGCAAGTTTATCTGTAAAAGCGGCTTCTGCCTCTGGTCAAAATGCATCTTTGTACGTTGCTAAAAATGGAACAGTAATAACTGCTTCTAGAGTAAACACTGAGGTAGATGCGACTGTTGAAAAGAATATAAATGTTGCTTGGATAGAGACTGCGGTTCAGAACGATTACTTTGAGCTATTTGTAGCTAATGAGTCAGGAACAGATGACTTAGTGGTAACTAATGGTTCTTTCAGGACTTCTTAATGCCAAAAACTATATTGCCTATAGCAAACGGATATTACGAAAGTGACTCTCTGCCTATCTCAGCGCAGGAGTGCATTAACTTTTATCCAAATATAGTTCAGGCTCCAGCGTTAAATCAGGAAACATTGTTTGGAACTGATGGTATAGAGCAAGTTGCGTATGCAAGCAGCCTAGAGATAAACAGAGGCGCACATGAAATGAACGGTGTGCCTTACTTTGTAATAGGCAATACGCTTTACAGCATGGACTCTAGCAATGTGTTGACTACTAGAGGAACGATTGCTGGTAGTGGATTAGTGTCTATGGCAGACAATGGAA